ATCAATTTTAATAGCTTCTACCACTGCGTCTATAAGTTCTTTTTTACTTTTCATTTTTTTGTAATTTATAATCTTTTTCTAATAATTCATAAAGAGTTTCATAAGAATATGCAATAGGATTTCCATCAGCATCTATAGCACCATGAATACCTTCTATTCTATTACCTGTTTTCATATCATATGTAGGATAGCGAGTCCAATCTTTAGTACCCCAGTCATTCTCAAAAATAAACCATTCTACCCATTCTGCACCAATATCATTATAATGAGATTTTATTGCAGATATAAATAAGCTGGATACATTGTCAGCTATTTTATACTTACCTTCTAATAGGTCAACACCAATATCATATAATTCATTAATGTCTTCACATATTTTTTTGTATCCTAACATTAATTTTAAAAATTGTTCATAAGTCATTTTTATTTTTTTTAGTTTTTTTGTTGTGGCATATTGTACATAATATTTGTAAGCCTTCAATTTCTACAAACAATCTTTCAACAAATCCTGGAAGATCTTGTGCAGATTTAAGACTTCCTGCTGGGCAAATATGATCAACATTAATGTTTTTTTCTGCATACCAATTTTTACATTCATTACATTGATACTCATATTTCTGTTGTTTATTGATTCCTTTATAAGGTCTTCTAGAATTTAGTTTACATTGTCTAATAGGTTTCCAATAAATAGATTTTTGTCTTAAAGCACTGCGTATAAAAGTCCAAAAAACAGATTCTGTCATGGTTCCTGCATTTCTAATCTTTGGTTTTGCATTTTTTCTAGGTTTTTTAATTGTCATCAGTTTAATTTTTTATTAATTGCTGGTATAAGTTTACTAAAAGTTTTATTTACACCATGAATAGATACAGCATCAGAAACATCTTTTTCTAAATCAAAATATATGTAATCAATATTATATAATTCTTTATATTTTTTCATAGCTGATATACCTGCTGTATCATTATCAAACAAAGTAAGTACTTTTTTGTAATTTTTTTGTAAAAAATCTATTGTTTCTGATTTAATAATAGTATTTTCAGAATCTGGTGCTATTACATCAATTTTTAAACCAACAGATTTTAACACCATAATATCTTTTAAACTAGATGTAATAATTAAATAAGGATATCCATGCAACTGATCTAAACCTTGTAAATAACTGATTAGTTTTATAAATTTATATTCTTTAAGTTTGGGTTGGTAAATTTTATACAAAACATTTTTATCTGTATAATAACCATACATATGAATGTTTTTGATTTCTATCTTTTTTATATCATCATCAACATATTTTTCCATTGTATAACTATCAATGGGTTTTATATTGTGTTTTTCTAAAAGATCAGACCCTATGCAATATTTTTGCCAATATATTTTATCATGTAAACACCAATTTCTTAGATTTACATCTGTCACTTTATATTTACTATGTGTTTTAAAATCAACAATTTTATTTTGAATATTGTTATTCATTATATATTTATTGTATTCCTGTTCAATTCTATAACAGGAAGCAGCAAATTGTTCATTATAAAGTTCTTGCACAAGATTGATAGCATTACCACCTTTTCCTGTAGAAAAATCTTTAAATAAATATTTACCATTTTTAAAATATATACACATACTTGGTGTTTTTTCACTTGGATTAAATACAGATTTAATTTTTATATCTTGACCAGTTAATTTTTGATCTAATGAACAATAATTTTCATATATCCAAACATCAGGAACATCTTTAATATTTTTAATTAGATATTTTGTAGAAAGCATAATATAAAAAAAAAGTGCCGTAAAATACGACACTTTTTTATATTTGTAATCTTTTAATTAAATTTCAAATCCAGCAGGTGTCCAACCACCACTTTCAGAAGGTAGATTTTCAGATGTTGGTGCAGCTGTCCAAGATGAAGTTTCTGTTTTAGTTTCTGTTTCAATTTTATCATCAACATGTACACTATAGTTAAATGTTGCAACTTGAGATGGTGTTGTACCAGCAACTTCAAATGATTTATAATTTTTATCATACTTAGGAAGTGATAATGAAAAATCTTTATGACCATCATCTTTCATATATGCTGAACCACCAATACACCAATAATAATATCTATGTCCAGATACAATTTTAGATGTTTGTTTTACAAAATCAAATATATCTCTTGTTTGTATTGCATCTAGTTCATCTCTTTTACCAATAAGTGTAGCAATTTCAACTAAAGATCTTAATATTTCAAAATCTCTACTTTTTGGTTTACCATTTTTAGTAACACCATCACGATAGGGATACATTGAATATCTCACTTTACCCACTTGACCTTTTGCTCTACCTAATTCTGGTCTGTCCTTATCATATAAAAAACCTTCAAAATCAGGTCCTTGGTCTTCACCTTCTAAATGCAACATAAGATAAAATGCATTTTCATCACTTCTTAATGGTTGTAATGATACATCTAAAATTTTTGCTAGAATATTTCCTGGTTTAATTGTTTTTGATAGTTTACCACCACCTACTGGAATGTCTTTAGTACTTAACATGTTTTATTATTTATTTTTCGTAATCTAATATAGCGTTTCTCACTATTTGTAAATCATTTGCAATTTCAAATGTATCAAACATTTCTCTTGGACTTTTGCATGTATTTTCACCATTGTTTTGTGTTTCAAATACATATCTCATTAATCCATCTTTGTCTTTCTTTACTTTACCAAATAAAACAATTGAAAATAAACCTTCTAATGTTAGTTTATCATCCACTAGTTTACCAATTGTTTTAGCTTTCACTTTACGTCTGCCTTCAAGATCAGTGGATTCTTCAGCATGTGTAAGATAAAATACAAGAAGGTCATCTCTCATTAAAATAGGTAGTTTAGCAATATGTGCTAAAGCAGCACCCATTTGCGTAAATTTTTCATAACCTTTTTCTGTTGCTCTACCAAAATATTCAAAGGCTGACATGTATTGAAACATTTTTGTTATCTCTAAAGCTCTTTATCTTTAGATTCTATATTTTCTTCAAATTTCCATTTAAAACCATAAGCTGATTTTCTTACACCTCTTAGCACTGATGATATATTCTTTTTTTTAGAAATATCTCCTAGTTCTAATGCTGCTTCTGTAGCTGATTTATATACTTTTATAAAATTATTATTTAAATCTAATTTTATAATTGGTTTACAATGTGAATCAGCTGCATTTTTTATCCATTCAGGTGAATGTGGTCTTTTATTTGCATTACTTATTCTTTTTTTAGTTTCTTCAGTATGCTTAGTAGGTTTTCTTTTTACAAAAACACCACCTGAACCACCATCTGTATGATTTTTTAAATTAAATCCTAATGATTTTAATAAAGATATATAAAATATTTCTTTTTTATATCTATCAACATCATCCACAATAGCTAATAATTTTATTATAGGTTTTAAATTATTAACTCTTAAAGATTTAATCCAAGTTGCTGTTTTATGATTACTATTTTTTAAATAATAATTTGAACAGTGATCATACAAACGTTTTTTTAAACTTCTTATTGTCACTCCTACATATTTAATTTCATTAGTTATAGGATCTTCTAGTGTATAAATATATGCCATAATACAATATACTAAAAAATTGACGATTTACAAGTTTAAAAATAGAAATTTTTATGTTATTTATATAGTTCAGACTATCTCTTCATATAAATTTTAATACTTTGGTAAGTTTTTATATGTCCCGCACTCTTGGTATTTCATTTTCTTCACCACCATGTGTTAAGAAAGTATATACTAGTCGTTGATCCTTTAATGTATTTCTACAAAACTTGGATTAGGGTTGTCTGCTTCCAGATATTCCCAGATTCACGAGATTTAAAGATGACTATCAATTACAATCATCTATAACAATATTTTTGATTTCTTTTCTTTCATTGTTAATAATCTTTAATACAGCTTCAATATCTTTAGGAGAACTAACATTTGCACAATTACCTTTTTTAGTAATTAAATCAAAAGGTTGATATTTGTTTTTCCAACCTTTAAAAGGCAAAGGTTTATTTGCAACATTGATAATAAATGTTTCTTTTTCGTTTAAATTTGTAATAGATGTAGATTTACCACATCCTGATTCTGCAATAATTAAAATTGATTGTGCCATTATTTGTTTATTAAGATTATATCGTTTAACCATTTTTTATTACTAACAGGTGCTTTTAATAAAATAGCAGCTAAATCTCTAATTGTCATATTAGAATAATGCTCATCAGTTTTGTCAACTGTTGTTTCTTTATCAAAAGAAAAATCAGATAATTTAGCAGTGCTAAACATTCCTGTATCTTTAACATTTGGTCTTTTAACAACTTCTAATTGTAATTCACCATAGTTAGGTCTACCTTCTACAATTTCTAATTCAGAAACAGGTATTAGATAGGTTTCTGATTTTTTGTTTCTTGCAAGATCAGGTGGAATAAGTTCATATTCACCTTGTTTGTAAAATGGGTTGTGCCTTAATTTGTACAAAACAGCATTTTCATGAATAGGATGATTGTTACCGTCTGTTAATTCAAGATAAATGTCATCGTTTACATCCATTTCAGATGGAAACATGCTTATCACCATGTCTTCTCTGTGTTTAGGTACATAAGCAAACTTAATTGCAAATACTGGATTAATAAGTCCTAACTTTTTAAAATTACCTTCGTTTCTTTGCCGTAGTGCACTTAATGCTACAGCTCTTTCTAATTTCTGTCGGGGTTGTGTTGTCATATTACATTATTGTTTTTGGTGGAGGATCTATTTCATATATTTTCATATGTTCAAAATCTTCTTCAAAGAAACTAAATTGTCCCACTTGTCCATTTCTATTTTTTAGATAATGAACAATAATGTGTTTAGGACTAACTTGATATCTATCAGGACCGTACACTTTCAAATTATATTTTGATGGTCTATTAATACCTAACACTACATCAGCATGTTGCAATAATGCATCACCGCCATAAATATCAGAATCAAAAATATAATTACCATATGTACCAGGTTTTTGTCTATCCATACTTTCCACTTCTCTATTAAGTTGAGTGAGTATAATAAACATCACTGATTGTTTTTTAAGATGTGTCATCATCTTTGCAACATTGTGCAATGTCTCAAATTGATCTCTCTCTGATGCTGATTTTGCTACAAGTACAGAGTGATCTAAAGTGATAATTAAAGGAATATTAAATTTACTTAAACATTCTTCTATTTTAGTTTGCATCATAGGAACAGTAATTGGTTTGTCTACAGTCCAAATGTTTCTGTTACCGTTTTCTTTAGCATACCGTACAGCAGTTAATAAATCATCATCTGAAAGTGGATCTCCACAACTAGACAGTTGTTTCATTGTTTTATTCAATGCACCTGAAAATTCTCTCATAGCAATAGTTCTTGCTATCATCTCAAACTGAAAGTCTAATACACCAAATTTTTGGTCAGGATTCAGTTTGAAAGCTTCCCTAGTTATCAAGTTGGTAAGCATTGTTTTACCAGAACCAGGTCTACCACCAATCACTATGATATTGTTCCATTCAAAACCATTCATAGTGATTTGATTCATTTTAGACCATGGTGTTTTAATGCTTTTTATTTCACCATCTTTTCTCTTTTTCATATAGTCAAGAGCAGCTTGATATGCTTGACTTATGTGAATTATATTTGACATTAGATAGTGTTGGTTTTTCTGTTAATATTAAATTTTGAGCATGTAAAGATATAAAGTTTAAATGATAAAATGAAAAGAAATTCAATAATTATATAATTTAAAAATGACATTTTTACTAGAAAAATAGATATAATAAACCAAAAAACAAACATATTACATAATGACAATAATATTCTATGCACCCAATTTGGAATCATTTTTCATCTTCTTTCTTGTAAAGATCATTTACAAGAAATTGAGCAAGGAAAATTTTATCCTCATTTGATAATTCCATATCTTCTTCATAGTGCAATGGTATATCTAACCATTTTTCATCTATAACATCATTATCAAATTTTTTGACAATGATTTTATATACTTTTCCATCTGTTTCTGTAAAATCTTCAACAAGAACAGGATTTTCTTCTTCTTCATATTTTATAATAGCTGATATCATTTCTTGAAGTTTTTTTAAACCTTCAGTGTTACCAATTATTACAACATTATCATGAAAAAACTTTGCAGGATAAACTTTAATTATGTTATTGTTCATATATCAAATTGCATTTGTATAACCATTATTTTTTTCATTTTCTAAGTCTGTTGGTGAGTCTAATATCATTTCACAATAAGTCGCTAATGTAGAAACTTCTACACCCATTTCGTTTTTTATTATGAAATAACCCGAAGTTTTCATGTATAAGTAATTACTGTCTTTAAATTTATTTACATAGGCTTTAGTTGCTTTAAGTATAATACTCCAATCATATTTATACGTGTTAAAAAATGTTAAAAATCTTTTTTCTAATTCTTTATAAGATAGTCTAGATGGATGACCAGATGGTAGTATACCTGGAGGAAAAATCTCTCTATACTGATATATATATTCTGTTTCAATTGGACTAAAATCAATTATTTTTTTCACTTTACCTTTCACCTCAGTTTTATAAAGTTTTTTATATTTATCCATTAAGGATAATCCTAATGGTGATATTTTATTATCTATAATAAATCCATTATCTTCTAAGATTTTCTTTTCATTATTATAAACTATACCAGGCATAATGCTACCTTCAGTGATTGCCATCAAAAAATATAAACCATTAGGAGTGAGTTTATCTCTTACAATTTCATTAAACAGTCTTATCATGTATATCTTTTATTTTATTAATAATTATATTGTATTTTTCTTTAAATACATCATCTGTTTTTAAAAGATTTTTACATTCAGCACTAAGATGACTAATTGTTGTATAATGTTTATTAACATGTTTAGCAATATCAATCATTTTAAATTTATATTTATGACATATATAACAAAATATTTTTCTAGCATCTACTATTTCTCTTTTTCTACTTATAGTTCTTAATCCTTTTTTTGATATTTTAGATTGTAATTTTAATGAATCAATGATGATGGTTTCAACAACTTCAAA